AGCTGCTGCTAGAATTAAGGAGATACTATTGTGGAGAAGGAATAATAGAAAGGAATGTCCTAAAAGAATAGTATTTTATAAGGATGTTTTCTTTAGAAAACCTAAGCCTACTACCAATAAGGAACTGGTCCAGGATATACTTAAGAAAGTAGTAAGGTCCACAAAGATAAGGTAATTTATAAATCGTAAACGAACCTTTACATTATATAAATGTGGCCCAGAAAGGGCAGCCCTCCTACAGAAAATAAAAATAAGGCAGACTGTTGCAAAAAGGACACACATGCCCCCCCAGGGCGTCATACTATATGGGGGGGATACTCACAATTTTTTTGCAATTATTTTACAAATCGTTTATTATGTTCACATAACTTTCTCTAGGTTAAAACTATAGTGGGTTAGTTATTTTTAGTTATATAAGTGGGGTAGGCTTTCTCATCCTAGGCTAGTCAAAGCAGCTCCACTTAAAAAAGGAAACATAAAAGGAAAAGGAAATATATGAGTGGACCAACACATAGCAATCGTAACTATAAGGTTATGAAAGGATACAGCTTACCAGAGGGTGAGTACATCATTGAAGAATGGAACGCATCTAACTGGGATAAGGAAACAAAAGAAAGATCATCAGTACCAGGTGCTAAGGATATTAAGATCTATAAGAAAGATCCTACTAAAGATTATAACAAAGGAGATCTTGTAGCTTTCTTTAGAGTATTTGAGAATAAAGATGAGCCTCAGATACCTCTTCACCAAAAATCAGCAAGTGAAGGAATATCGGATGACCCAATCCCATTCTAAAAAAAGAATAGTTAAACCTCCTTTGGATCGTTTCGGTGGTGTCCGAGTGGTCCAGAGGAGAGTACAAAAGTCAGAGATCATAGAACACAATAAGGAAAGTGTTGCTAAAGAACTTGTTGATATAGCTCAAGCTAATATTGCCGATATTATGGAGTGGGATGATAAAGGTAATGTTACAATTAAAGATACTAAAAACATATCGGATGCAGCAGTCAAAGCTATAAAAAAAATTAAAGTTACTCCGACAAAACTAGGCCCCCAGTTAGAGGTAGAGCTGCATGACAAGGTAGCAGTTCTGCGAGTGTTGGCCAAAGCTGCTGGATTATTAGAACAACATGAGGATAGTGATAGACCTTCTGTTGTAGGTATTGTAATGCAAGGACCAGACACTAAGCCTATAATTGATATAGAGGAGGATGATGGCAAGAGTAAAGTTTGATCTAAGCAAACAGCCCCACGAAAGGATCCCAAAGAAAACATCAATATCAAAAAGAAAAAAGCCGAAGTTCTCCAGTATGAATAAGCATAAAAAAAGATCTTGGAAAAAACGAAATAGAGGTGGAATGTGAGTTTAATTATTTTATATGATGGTTTATATAGTTTAGTTCCAGTTACAAAAGAAATGTTACACAATATTACATTATTAACAGCAGTAGATTGCTTTGAGCTTTGTGATATAATAAGATTGAAATTGACAACCTATCATGATGCTCCCATAAATAGACATGTAATGAATGATGGTAGTGGTGATTTATATGGATGTATTTGCGAATGAGTGATCTTAGAATATTATCTTTAGGAGCTGGAGTTCAAAGCTCTACACTTGCATTGATGATTGAAAAGGGAGAGGTGCCAATGGTAGATGCTGCTATATTTAGTGATACATTTGGTGAACCTAAAGCTGTGTACGAATGGCTTGAGTGGTTAAAAAAACAATTATCTTTTCCTATCTATATGGTTTCAAAAGGAGATTTAAAACAAGATATGCTTGATACTGTAAATGGAGTATCAAAAAGATATAAAAATTTTCTATCAGTTCCAGTTTACACAATAAATTCTAAAACTGGTAAAAAAGGTTTGTTACGCAGACAATGTACCAGCGAGTATAAAATTTTACCAGTCAATAAAAAAATAAGAGAATTGCTTGGTGTTGGTTATAGAAAAAGAGTTCCTAAAGATACAACAGTAGAAGTTTTGATGGGTATATCTTTTGATGAAATAATTAGAATGAAAGATAATAGATTAAAATATATTAACAATATTTATCCATTGATAGATAAAAAAATGAGAAGATTAGATTGTATTAAATGGATGAAACAAAATAATTATCCTACTCCACCAAGATCTGCTTGTACCTTTTGTCCTTATCACACAAACACAGAATGGAAAAGGATCAAAGAAAATAAAAAAGAATGGGATGATGTTGTTGCTTTAGATAAGGCTATTAGACATGGCACAAAAAATGGTGATGAAGTTTTTTTACATAAAGATTGTGTACCACTTGATGAGGTAGATCTAAGAACTGCTGCCGAGAAAGGACAAAAAGAATTGTTCTATGAAGATTTTGGACAATTAGATAATTGTGAGGGTATGTGTGGTGTTTGATTTAGATAAAGATAAAATGAATAGTTTAAAGAATAAAATATCTCAATCTGAAAAATTTGATTTTACCAAAGATGAAAAAGATTTAATGTTTAAAATGACTGGGTTTGATCTTTTTAATAATTCAGAACTAAGAGCAATTTTGATATTAATATTAGCTGAACAAAAATGAGTGATGCAATAACAAATCTAAAGCTAGACTTTTCTACATCACAAACAGTTTGGAAGTTTCTACAAGACAAATCATTTGTAAGAGGATTGATGGGGCCAGTTGGATCTGGCAAATCATACGCATGTGCAGCCGAGGTTATGTTGAAAGCAGTACAACAAGTGGCTAGTCCTAAGGATGGGATCAAGTATTCTAGGTTTGTTGTAGTTCGTAATTCTTATCCAGAGCTTAGGACAACTACTATTAAAACTTGGCAAGAGTTATTTCCAGAAAACATTTGGGGGCCTTTTAGATGGAGCCCTCCATTAACACATCACATAAAATTACCATCAAGAGACAATGCTCCAGGTATAGATTGTGAAGTTATATTCTTAGCTCTTGATCAACCAAAAGATGTTAGAAAACTTTTATCTATGGAATTGACTGGTGCCTGGGTGAATGAGGCTAGAGAATTACCTAAGGCTGTTATAGATGGATTAACACATAGAGTTGGAAGGTATCCTACATTATCAGATGGTGGAGCCAAACCCTGGAGAGGTATCATCATGGATACTAACCCAATGGATGATGATCATTGGTGGTATAGATTAGCTGAGAAAGAAAAGATGAAAGGTAAGTTTGCTTGGAAGTTTTATAAGCAGCCAGGTGCAGTTGTAGAATATAGCAAAGAAGATTTACCAGATAATCCAGAGGCAAATGGTTTTGTTATGTCAGCAAAGAAATGGTGGATGACAAATCCAAAAGCAGAAAATAAAAAAAATTTACCGACTGGTTACTATGAGCAAACTCTACTCGGTAAAAACTTAGACTGGATTAGATGTTATGCTCAAGGCTTATATACTTATGTACAAGAAGGTAAGCCAGTTATGTCAGAGTATGATGATACATTAATGGCTGTAGATTTCTTAGAACCAGATATAGGATTACCTATCCAGGTAGGTGTGGACTTTGGTTTGACACCAGCTGCAATATTTGGACAGAAAACAAAAAAAGGAACCTGGAATATTCTACATGAGTTAGTAACCTTTGATATGGGATTAGAAAGATTTGGTGAAATGTTAAAATCAGAACTAGCTACAAAGTTTCCTAAGTTTGAGGTCCTGGTCCATGGAGATCCAGCTGGTATGAAAAGAGATGAGATCTATGAAGTTACAGCTTTTGATCATTTAAGATCTATAGGATTGACTGCTAGACCAACTGCATCAAATGATTTTAGAGTAAGACGAGAGGCTGGTGCTATGCCTATGAATAGATTGATAGAAGGTAAACCAGGATTACTTGTAGATAAGAGATGTCAAAGATTAAGAAAGTCATTAAGTGGTGGCTATCATTTTAAAAGAGTACAGATCTCTGGTGGTGAGAGATATAGAGATGCTCCAAACAAGAATGAACATTCGCATGTAGGTGATGCGTTTATGTATTTGTTGTTAGGTGGTGGTGAACATAGAAGATTAACAAGAGGTAATAATAATAAATTTAAGCAATCTGTTGCTAGTACAGAGTTTGATATATTTGCATGAGTATAGGTTATGGAATTGGAATGTTGTTTGTAGGCATAGCTGCAATAATTGTGGCTGCCATAATAGGATATTACATAATTAATAAAATAAAGGATGAAGATGAAGATACTAATAGCATGTGAATATTCTGGTACTGTAAGGGATGCTTTTGCAAAGCGAGGACATAACGCATGGAGTTGCGATATACTACCAGGTGAAACTCCAGGACAACATGTACAAGGAGATGTTACAGATATGTTGTTAGATGATTGGGATATGATTATAGCTCATCCACCATGTACTTATTTATCAAATGCTGGTGCATGTAGATTGTATCCAAAGAAAGGTCAGATGGACCAAGATAGATACCAAAAAGGATTAGAAGGTAAAAAGTTTTTTATGAAATTCTACAATCATCCTTGCGATAAAGTTGCTATAGAAAATCCAATATCTTTAAGAGTATTTAATATGCCAG